TTTCAAGAATCCGTTGAAGAAAGTGGTCGAAGAGAATTTCATATTACTACATTTGGATAAAACATGAATCGAACAAACTTTTATCATATTGAAGTTGTAGACGAAGTAAACGAACTTGATTTTTTACATAATCCTTTATCGGAGTTTACTACAGAATATCCTGTATCGTATTATCGAATTAGTGGTACGGATTTAATGAGGCCGGATATGATTTCATATAAACATTATGGCACCGTACGTTTTTGGTGGATTCTTATGTTAGTAAATGGAATAAATAATCCTCTTTGTGATATAGAAGTTGGTCAAATCTTAAAAATTCCAAGCAAATTGGATATTTACAATTTTCAAAAGAAATTTCGCATAAGGAGATCGTAATGCAATTTGTTGGAGGATATAAACTTACTTTGACTATTGGAAATACAGTAGTCCCTATTCAGCCTCAAATGATCCAAGAACTTACAGTATCTCAGGATATAGATCAGTTGTTTCCAACGTTTAAAATGATTATAAGAGATTCAACAGGATTATTAGGAGAAATAGTGCCGCTTGATAAGGATGCCAATACAATAAGTCTTAAGATAACGGGTATGCTTGGAGAAGATTTTTGTAATGAATTCAAATTTCTTGTAAAGAGAAGGAAAACCGCCTCTACAAAAGAATACGCTGTTGAAGGAATATTGAATGTGGACGGGTTGCTTGATCCTACAAGAACTAGAGCATTGACAGGTGATGTTCATAGTAACATTACTAACATTGTTACAGATGAGTTAGGTATTGAAAATACAGAGATTGGGACATCACTACATTTTGATAAAACTATAATTCAACCTAAGTGGACCAATGCTCAGTTATTTAGATATTTAAAAGCAAATTTAATGGGAGTAAACCAGCAAGCTGGTTATTATTGTTATATTAAAAATGTAGAAAGTATTCCAACATTTGTGTTTAAAAGTATTGATGAATTGGTTGTTCAGGATTCCATTTTTAACTTTATGATAGGACATAAGCAGTTTGAAGATTATCGTCCAGTAACAGAGTACCATGTGCTGGATAGTTCTCAACTTCTCGGAGGGTTTGGTACGAAACTTCAAACGTATCACTATTTTGACTATGATATAGGAAGTTATAAAAGTAATAGTGTTTGTTTATCTAACTATCCGTCTCTTGCAGAGCAATTCTTAGTAGATAATGATAGTAGTACTGAGGGAGTTTCTTTTGTTGAGGGACGGTATAATGATTTTGCTGGGAATTTTGAAGGGAAGATAAAGAACAGTTATTATAATAGACTCACAGGGTTGGTAAACATGTGGATATCAACTTGGGGTACAGAGAATATAGCTCCAGGTGATATTGTAAAAGTAGTTTTTAACGAGGCTTTTGCTAGTGGAGATTTTTTCTTGTATCAACATTCTGGATATTGGCTTGTGAAAAGAGTAGTACATATTTTAACTTCTTCATTTATGACTAATATTTTGTTAACGAGAAATGGAATTGATACTTCGATTGCAAATACGTTGTTGGAGGCGGAGCACCGGAAAAAGTGATGATTAGTTTTAAGAAAGATGTATTAAAATTTAATGGCAACTATCGTGGAAAAGTTGTGAGTAACACTGATCCAAAAAGTTTTGGAAGAATAAAAGTTGAAATATTTGGTATTTTCGACAACATTAACTTTGCAGATATTCCTTGGGCTGTACCGGCGTTTCCATTATCTAGTGGTGCTGGGGAGGGGTTTGGTTCTTTTGCTGTTCCAGAAGTAGATTCCTTTGTTTGGTGTTTTTTTGAAAATGGAGATGTATATCAACCTGTGTACTTTGCCGAAGCAAGCGATGGAATACATGGTCTTCCTTCTGAACGAACAACAAATTATCCCAATACAAAAGTACTAAAAACGAAGAATGGTATTACAGTACTAATTAATGATAAACTTGGAAGTGAAGAAGTTAAAATTGTTCATCCAACTGGTGCTTACATTCAAATAGACAGTAATGGTAATATAGAAGTTAGTGGTAACAGAATTGATCTTAATCCCTAGAAGTTTATAATGAGTAGACTAATCGCTCGAAAAGGAGATGGAAGTAGCCATGGTGCTACTATTTTCTTTACAAATCAAGATGGTACTGTATTTTGTGAGGGAAAAGAGGTGGCTGTTGAAGGAGCTAAATTAAATAGTCACTATTCAGAGCCTGTACATGTAACACCGGAGATTCACAATAATCTTGCTAGTAAACTTTTTGTAAACGGAAAGAAAGTGGTTTTGGACGGTAGTATAGCAGATTGTGGTGCAGAGATAATATCATCTGCAACAAAAACATACGGAAGTTGAGTAGTATATTTATACGTATTTGACTAGTTTATCTATGACAGAGGCTGCTAGGCAAGTTATTAGAGAGTAGACTATATGGTTAACATGACAAAAATTGGTACAGTTTGGAGTGATTTAGATCACAGATTATTACAGGATGCTCAAGGAGCCTTAAAAAAAGTTGTTAATGTTTCAGCAGTTAGATCCTCTGTAGATAATATTCTCCGAACATCTAAAGGTCAACGTGTGATGCTTCCTGAATTTGGATCTAGTCTTAAGGATACAGTATTTGAATCGATGAATAGTCCTTTAATAGATTTGTTATCACAAAGTATTAAAGATGAAATAGAGACGTGGGATAACAGAGTTGCTGTTACTCAAATTCGATACTTAGAAGAACCTGACAACTCCTCTATTACGATCGAAGTTAGTTTTGCAATAAAAGGGTATTATAAAATTTTCAAACAAGAGATTTCTGTAAAAGGAGAGGCTAGTTAATGGCAAATTTACTCAATTATTGTTCATACAATTTTGAGGATCTTGTTCAACAACTTCAGGATAGGTTGAAGAATAAAGAAGCATGGTTGGATATTTATAGATCTTCTACAGGTGAAATGTTAATAGAACTCCTTGCATATGTTCTTAATTTAGGGATGTTTTATACTGAACGGAGAGCAGAAGAGTCTTATCTTCCAACAGCACAACTTCGTTCTAGTGTAAAAAATCTTGTTCAGCTCTTAAATTATTCACCGAAAAGGAAAACATCCGCTACTGGTAACTTAACATTTAGTATTAGTTCACCGTTAACAAAGATTGTTTATATTCCTAAATATACTGTATGTGAATCTGTTGATGGAGTTAAATTTTTAACAAATGATTATGCAGCAATAGAAAAAGGTCAAACATCTGTTTCTGTATCTTCGATCCAAGGTGAACTAAATCGAGTAGAAGTAGTTTCTAACGGTTCAGTTAGTCAAGAATACAATATAAGTAGTACTTCTGTTGAGAATTCTGCAGATACTAGTAACCCAACGCTTAGAGTTATCGTTGATGGAGTTGAATGGACTAAAGTATCTTCGTTCATAAATAGTTCAAACATTGATCAACATTACCGAGTTATTGATGAGATGGATGATACTGTAACTATTCAGTTTGGAGATAATATAAATGGAGCTGCTCCTGAATCAGGCGTAACAATTATTATTCAGTATATTAAATCTGATGGAATAGATAGTAATGTTCCTCAGCTCCATAAAATTACTGTTCTTAGTTCAACTATTTATGATGAAGACGGAACAATTGTAACTGTAACTGTAGATAACTTAGATACACTTCTTGGAGGAGATGACGAGGAAGATATTGAAGAAATTCGATATGAAGCTCCGAGAGTATTCAAAACAGGTGATAGAGCAGTATGTAAATCTGACTTTATTTCTATTTTGGAAAACTATCCTGGAGTAGCTGATGCTAATGTTTGGGGTGAAAATGAAGAAGCATTAGCTGCAGATGTTCCAGCGGTTCAAAGTATGCTAAACAAAGTTAAGATGTGTATATTACTTCATAATTGGGAGTCTCCTGGAGAAACTTTTAAGAATACTTTATCAAATTATATTTATAATAAATCGATGCTTACAGTTAAATATGAGTTTGTTGACCCTGTTCAATTGTTGGTTATTCCAGTTCTTGTTGTTAAAGTAGCCGAAGGTTACTCAATGTCACAGGCTCAAGCAGATATAGAAACAACATTAGCTACAAAATTTGTTCTCGGTGATACGACTAAGTTGGGGACAATAGTAAAATATAGTGAAGTAATTTCAGCTATTCATGATCTTACGAACATAGCATACGTAAGTATGGTTTTGGAAATAAAGAAAGCCTTAAGTGATAGTTATGATTCATTCCA